CGGACCACTGCCATGCAGCAATGGTGAGCGAGGGCGATCGTGTCGAAGCCGAAGCGCGTGTGCGGCCGTCAGGTGTTCGACCGCGCCGACCTGATTAGATCGTTGAAGGCTTATGCGGGAGTGGCGTGATGAATCCAAGGGCGAAACTGACCACGGCGCAGGCCGCACGGTACTTGCATAAGTCGCAACGGCAGATGGAACGCATGAGGGCGGCCGGCACCGGGCCGACGTGGTTCAAGTCGGGCGACGCGATCAACAGTCCGTGCCTGTACGAGCTAGCCGACCTTGACATGTGGGTGCGTGGGCAGAAGGCGAAGTGAGATGGGACGCAGGCAGACCATAGACCCGCTGGTGCGGGCGAAGGTCATCGACACATGGGGCAACGACTGTTGGCTGGGATTGCCGGGCTGTACCAAGGTCGGCGCCGAGGACGACCATATCGTGCCTTACTCGCATGGTGGTATGGATACCGTGGCGAACATACGCCGCGCGTGCAAGCACTGCAACGCATCAAGGCAAGACCGCGTCTTGTACGGCTATGGGGCGCGGTTGCACATGGTGATAGTACCGCCCGGTTCGTGTGACCGTGAGGCCGTGGAATGGATAGACGCGCATAAGTCGGCGGGTGACCCGGTGGTGTCGTTCAGCACGTTGGCCACGGCCATGGGCCTGACCAATCCCAGTCTTGCGTGCAGGCGCGCGGTGGCCATGGCATGGTCGGGCGCGTACCGGCAGTTCGCCACGTCGGCCGAGCCTATCGACGTGTGGCTGACCCGCACCACCATCAGCAGCAACCGCCACCCCAGACTGTTGGACGAGTGGATAGCCTTGGACTATGACCTGCATGTGATAGACCCCGGATTCAGCGTGGAGTGGGAGCGCGCGCGGGACGACGCGACCCGCCGTCGTGTCAGGCAATGGTACGCACTGCACTTATCGCAGGCGTTGGTGGACACGAGACGTGCCGAACGGCGTGCGAGACTCGTTGCCCTTGGCCTTCGCTCCGAGCCGGTGCAGATCGCTTCGCGCCCGAAGTGGTGAGCCTGTTTTTTAAACACGCGGCCGGCCAAAAGACCCCGCGCCCAGTTTTTTCTCCCCCCGAACACAAATAAAAAAGCCGCAAAACGTTGGAATACCAACGAAATGCGGCATATCGCTTTCAAAACATGAAGATACACCATGTTTGTGATTGGAGCAACCGTTATGGCGCTTTTAGATGGAATGGATGACGACACCGGCCGTATCATCGGCCCGCAGGAACAGACCACAAGGCAGATCGTGGACGACCTTAAGGCCAAGCACCCCGAGCCTGACCCGATACGCGACGGGTTATGCCAGTCCATGTTGTCGTTGGCCGCGAACATCGACGCGCAGAACCGCACCGGCAAAGAGATCAGCCGGAACATGGGACAGTACATCGACGCATTGTGGAAGATACGCGACATGTACCCGACCGAGACCGTCGCCGACGACGACGTGGAAGCCGTATGGAGCGGCGCGACTTATGAGGATTAGAGGCGGCACCAAACGCAATCCCGGCCGGCGCACGGACGGCGGCCGGTTGGCCGCCATAGCGCGGATGATGGGCACGCCGCTTATCCCGTGGCAACGGTACGTGGCCGACGTGGCGTGCGAGATCGACCCGGACACCGGCAGCTTCTACTATGACACGGTGGTGGTCAGCACGCCGCGCCAGTGCGGCAAGTCCGCGCTTGTGGACGGTTCCGACACGTACAACGCGAGCCTTGGCCGTCGCCGGCGCATCGCCTACGCCGCGCAGACCGGCAAGGACACCGAAGACCACTTCAAGGAATACGCCGAGGCCATGAAGGCGAGTCGGCTGGTGCAGAAAGTGGACAAGTTCCGCTTCAGCAACGGCAACATGTCCGTGACGTTCGGCAACGGCAGCACCATCAGCCCCATGGCCATGACCAAGATCGCCGGCCACGGAAAACAGTTCGACAAGGTGACCATAGACGAGGCCTTCAGCCTGACCAAGGACGCGGGCGACACCATCATGGACGCCATCGTGCCGACCATGAACACGCGACTGAAGCGTACCGGTATCACCGCGCAACGGTGGATTACCTCGACCGAGGGCACCGCAGAATCTACGTATTTCAATGCGCTGTTGGACGGGTTGCGCGCCGGCGACGTGCCCGAACGCACCTGCTGGTTCGACTTCGGCATACCCGTGGACGCCGACCCCGAAGACCTCGAAACCATCATGTTGTACCATCCCGCCGCCGGCTACCTGTGGTACAAGCCCCAATTGCGCGACTTCCGCGAGGGCTTCGGCGACAACGTGGCCGGTTGGGCGCGCGCCTTCGGCAACCGGCGCGACGAAGGCATAACCGACCGCGTGATAGACGAAGCGACATGGACGGCCACCGCCGTTGCACCCGTGGAACCTTCGGCGCTGGGCGACAGGCCGGTGGTGTTCGGCGTGGCCGTGGACGTGGACGCGACGCACACCAGCATATCGGCCGGCATCCTGAACCCGGACGGCACCGTGACCACGCAACTGATCGAGACCATGGACGGCACCGGCTACGCGCCCACCGAACTCGCCAGATTATGCACGGCGTATGACGCGCCTGTGGTCATCGACACGCGCGGCACCGCCGCCGACCTCGCCGACCGGCTGCACCACATGACCGACAACAACGGCGACCCCTCGCTGTCGTTCGTGGACATGGACGCCGGCGACTACCTGACAGTCGGCCAAAGCTACGTAAGCGGCCTGACCAACAAGGCGATATGGCACGCCACCGACCCCGACTTGGACGCAAGCGCCGCGAACAGCGCACGCAAATGGGCCGGCGACGCATGGCGCGTGAGCCGACGCGGCTCGACCGGCCTCACATCGCCGTTGGAATCGTGCATGTTGGCCGCATGGGGCGCGGCCCACCTGCCCGAAGAGTCGGGGCCGTTGCAAATCTTCTAAAGGGTATACGCCATGTGTACCCTTTGGCGGTACTTGGCGGTACTTGGCGGTACTTGGCGGTACTTGGCGGTACTTGGCGGTACTTGGCGGTACTTGGCGGTACTTGGCGGTACTTGGCGGTACTTGGCGGTACTTGGCGGCACGGTGCTGGACGGGGCCGGCTTGCTGGCCGCATGATTGGCGGCATGACTGACCGACTGAGTTTGTGGGAGCGCGTGAAGCTCGCAAGCCGGGTATTGACCCGTAGCACGGCGGACGACATGCCCGAGGGCATCCGCCCGCCGTCGCGCGCGGCGGATTGCGACCCGTTGTCGCTGTCCACGGTGTTCCGTGGCGTGCAGGTATTGCAGACCGCCATCACCGGCCTTCCCATCCACGAAATGCGCGGCGGCGTCAAACTGGACACCGTGAGTTCCCTCGTGCAACAGCCCGACGTGAACAGATCACGACGGGACTTCTTGGCCGACATGGTGGCAAGCATGGTCATCGACGGAAACGCCTTCGTGCGCCTGGTGCGCTTCGGCGGTGACATCGTGTCTTGCGAGGTGCTGCCGCCCGCCCTTGTCGTGGTGTCCGACGACGGCAGCGACCCCGCCGCGCCGAAGCTCCGTTATAGCTATCTCGGCAAGGACTACACCGCCGACGACATCGTGCATTGCAAGTTTCTCAACGTCCCCGGCCGCTTGCGTGGCCTCGGCCCCATATCGGCGGCGCGTGAAGAGGTGGAAGGCGCGAAGATGGCCCGCGACTACAAGGCCCGCTTCTACACCGATTCGAGCAATCTGAAGGGCTATTTGAAGACCGACAAGAAAGTGACGCCCGAGTACGCGAAGCAGGCGAAGACCGATTGGAAGGCGTCGGGCACGGCCGCCGACATCAAGGTATTGGGCGAGAACCTCACCTACGTTCCGCTCGATATGAAGCCGGCCGATTTGCAGTTTTTGGAGACGCAGAAGTTCGACACCACGCAGATCGCCCGCCTGTTGGGCATCCCCGCGTCGATCATGCTCGCCGCCGTCGATGGCTCGAATCTCACCTACAGCAACATCGAACAGAGCTGGATTGAGTTCGCCGACTACACGCTTGCGGCCTATGCGGGCGAGATCGAGGAACTGTTTAACCGCTTGTTGCCGCGCGGCCGTACCGCCGCGTTCGACTGGGACAGCAGCCGTCGAGCCGACATGGCGGACCGGTTCAACGCATACAAGACGGCGATAGACGCGGGATGGATGGACGTTAACGAGGTGCGCGCGCGTGAGGCCCTGCCACCGCTGATCGCGGCACCGCAAACGCAAGAGGTGAACAATGAAGCATGAAATCGGATTGAAGGGCATGTGCCTACGCGCCGCCGAAGATGGCGACGGGCGCACGCTGGAAGGCGTGGCCGTGCCCTATGGGCAGATCATCGACACATGGGACGGTGCCGAGACCTTCGACCATGACTGCCGGTTCGACGACATCGAATCCGCGAAGCTGTGCTACCAGCACGGCGAACTGATCGGCCGCATCACCGGCGCGGAAAGCCGCGACGACGGGTTGCACATCACCGCCCGCATCTCGGATACGCAGCGCGGCCGCGACGTCGTTGAGCTCTTGCGAGACGGCGCATTGGACTCGCTGTCGGTGGGCTTCATCCCGCTCGAAAACGAGATGGACAAGGCCGGTATTACCCATCGCAAGCGCGTGCGCCTGCTGGAAACGTCGGTGGTGTCGTGGCCCGCCTATGAGGCCGCGAAAATCACCGGGCATCGCAGCGCGGAACAGACCACCAACAATCAAACAACAATCGATAGGGAAAGCGAGGAACCAAAGGTGGACAAGGAACTTGAGGAAATGCTTAACGGCATCAGGGACGAGCAGCGCAGCATGAAGGCGGCTATCGCCAAGGGCAGCGCGCCGGAACACAAGACAGTGGGCGGCGAGTACCGCACCGCTGGCGATTACCTTCAGGCGCTCTATCGCGGCGACGAAGCCGCCGTGCAGCTCATGCACGAATGCCGCGACCTTATCGCCACCGGCAACACCGGCAACACCAGCACTTGGATTGCCGACGACTTGCGCCTTATCGAAATGCGCCGCAAAGTCATCAACATCCTCACTCACGACACGTTGCCCGCCAAGGGTATGACCATGGAATACAACGTGGTCAGCACCGACACCACGGCCGTTGCGAAACAGGCCACAGAGGGCAACGCCTTGCAGTTCGGCAAGGTCACGTTCGGCACCAAGAGCGTGTCAATCGACACCTACGGCGGCTACACCACCCTGAGCCGTCAGGTAATCGAGCGTTCCACCACGCCTATGCTCAACACGGCACTGGCCGCATTGCGCAACGCCTACGCGAAGGCGACCGAAACCGCCGTCCGCAACTACCTGTACGACACCATCGCCTCTCAGCGCGACGCGACACAGAACGCCAACAAGATTGACGCGCCCGCCACGCTTGCGGCCATGACCATCGACCAGTGGGCCACGCTGATTATGAACGCCGCCGAACTGGCCGACGACCGTAACGTGAACCTCACCCGTCTTGGCGTCAGCAAAGACGTTATGGCCTCGCTTATCGCCTTGAAAGACAGCGGTTCCCGATTCTTCGACCTGTCCGGCGACGGCTCGGACACCATCGGCAACTTCGACCTGACCGGCATCGCCGGCAAGTTCCTTCGGCTGCCGGTGCAAATGCTGCCGAAGGCCCCGAACGGCACGGCGTGCTTCATCGACCCCGAATCGGTGACGGTATGGGAAAGCGGCGGCCCGACCCAGCTCAGCGACGGAGACCCCACCAAGCTCACCGAGAACTACAGCGTCTACGGCTACATGGCGGTTGCGGCCACCAACGTTGACGGCCTCATTCCGGTGAAGTTCCCAAAAGGGTGACGCCCACGGGACTCAACACTACGCCGACTAGTGTAACCCTTACCGCGGGCGATAATGCTGAGACCAAAGCCACAATCACACCAGACACAGCGCCACAGACCGTGACCGCCACCACTGCCGGCACCGACCTTATCGACATCGAGGTGATCCAATGACCACCATCACCATCACCGGGAAACAACCGGGAAAAACCGACGTGACGATATCCAGCACCGTCAATCCAGCGGTAAAAACCGTCGTGCCCGTCACAGTGCTCTCCCGTAACCTGTTGTCTTATGGCCCCGCGTCGGGCAGCGGTTTGACCGCCACCGTTAACAGTGACGGGTCATTGCATGTCACCGGCACCGCCACCGGTCAATGGCGTGGCCTGTCGTGGACGTTCCCATGCCCGGTACAGGGCACCGTGAAACTCAGCGGCACTAGTATCGCCGGTTTGAGCTTCAACATCAAGTGCCTCAACGCCAATGGGCAGCAACTGGGAGACCAAATGAACTTGGGTAACAGTGTCATGGCAATCCCTGCCGGCACCGTCAGCCTGTTCCTCAACGTCATCTCCACCGAGGCCACGCCCACCGCGAAGGACGGCGACCTCCGAATCCAGTTGGAATCCGGTACTACCGCGCACGATTGGATGCGACCCGACAACACGAGCCTTAGTGGGGGGGCTATGAACTAGCGAACCTGTATCCGCGTGTCACAGGCCTGCCTAAAACGTTGGGTGCCAACCCGGGGATTACGGTCACGGAAACGACACCGGGCACGTACCGTTTCAAAGGCTCCACCACGACAGAGGCCGACTCGTGGAATAACTTGACCAGTGTGGTGCATGTGGATGCGGGAACGTACACGATGGACGCCACGGACTGGCCGCTGGGCAGCAATTCATGGCTGATGGGCATACAAGCCCATATCTCCCACGACGACGGGAGCGAAGGAGCAAATGTGTTCGGACCTCGTAACTATGGGCCGAAAACCTTGAAGACCGGCACTCTCCAATGCAACATTTTCATCAACACCACGGGCGAGGTCGATAAGACGTTCACTCCCCGCCTGTACAAAATCGACTAACCTCCCTCGCACTCTGCACCATCCATAGCAACCATCATGAAAGGAGTCACAGCCTTGATGGACTGGAAAAAATACGAAGCGTCGGTGCGTGACGAAATCGGAGTCCCGGCCGGCGACGCCGACCGAGTGCAACGCGCCATCACCAGCGCCATCAGCTACGTCGCCGGCGCGATAGACGGGCACACGGTGGATGACACCGTGCGCGCCGACTGCATCACGTCATGTGCCGCCGACCTGTACAACGCCCGCGACGCCCGATTGGGCGTGATGGACGTGGGCGACGGCACGGTGGAACCATACCGCATCAGCACCGACCCGCTCAGATCGGTCTGGCCGAAACTGAACGCGGTGGGCGTGCCCACGGGCGGGCTGGTGATCGCATGACCGTGAGCGTGCGCGAGGAGCGCGAAGCCCTTATGGACTTGCTCACCGACGCCGCCGGAGACCTCGTGGCCGCCGTGACCATCGACGCTCAAGAGGCCCGGCCATTGCCCGGCAAGGCCGTTATGCTGATCGACCCGCCGACGATCACGTTCGAGGGCTACCAGTTCCAAGAGCGCATCTGGACTGTGAACGTGATCGCCGGCACCACCGCCACACAGGTGCAAGCGTTGGACATCATCACACCCGTTGTCGAAAGACTCTGGGCGCGCAAGGTGAACATGCGAAGCGCGAAGCCTGTCACCTATTCGCTGGCCGGCGTGGGCAACCTCGCGGCCTACGAACTGACCCTTAACCCCTTGGAACTAACCGAAGACTAACCGAAAGGAAACAATCATGGCGAAGGTACGCACACTTGGCCCCGGCTCGTTGAAGATCGGAGGCAGCGGCAGCGAACATGACTTTAGCGCGGACGTGACCAACACAGCGTTGGCGCCGAGCACCGACACCGAAGACCCTGACAACTTCCTTGACGGGCACAGCGAGGGCGGCAGCCAGACCGAGTCTTGGACGCTGACCGGCAGCGTCAAGGAAGACTTCAGCATGGACGGCCTTCAGGTCTGGTGTAACCAGCACAGCGGCGAAGAACTGCCGTTCACGTTCATTCCGAACACGTCGGGCACCGTCCAATGGAAGGGCAAGGTGACGATTGCCAGCATCCAGATCGGCGGCGACGTGAAGAGCAAGAACGCCAACGACTTCAGCTTTGCCGCAACGGACGTGACGCCCAGCACCTACACGCCGTCCGGGATGTGACGTTTGGCCGGGACGATTGCGGCCGGCGGCAACGGCTCCTTGCAACTGAAGGGCGCGGGCCGGCTGGCGCGAAGCCTGAAGAAAGCCGGCGACGATCTGAAAGACCTCAAGGCCGTGAACCGCGAGGCCGCTTCAATAGTCGCCGGCGAGGCCAAGAAAACGGCCCCGCACGCACCCGGCAGACTGTCGCGCACCGTGCGCGCCGGAGCCACCCAGAAAGCCGGCGTGGTGCGCGCCGGCAACAAAGGCAAGGTGCCATATGCCGGCGTCATTAACTACGGCTGGCCCGGCCACAACATCAAGGCGACCTATTTCGCCAACAAGGCCGCGAAGGACACCGAACCGGAATGGACGGCCCTTTACTCTCAGGCCGTCGAAAAGATCATAAACCGCATAACCACAGGAGATTTAAGCAAATGAGCGACACCACCACACCGGCGAACACCCGCGTTCGCTACACCGACGGTCACACCGACGAAATCATGGTGACCATGTTCCAACGCACCGCCGCAGAAACCTACGGCAAGGCCCACGGCTGGGGCAGCCTCATGGAGGCCGCCGTCAAGTTCAACGCCTATAGCGCCTATATGCGCTGCCGCCAGACCTCACTTACCGATCTGCCGTTCGACCGGTGGCTGGCAACCGTCGTGAGCATCGAGGACATGGCCAACGACACCGACGACGCTGTGGACATGTTCGACACCCCGGTGGCCGCCAACGCGAGCGACGGCGAGGAAGAGACTTTCGGCCCTTTCCCCGCTGGGACGCCGACGGCCTGAACGCCTATTCATGCGTGCTTGCCGCCCGCTTCGGCGGCACCCCGTGGGCGTGGCGTCGCGAGAGCGGGCCTAGCCCGGAGGACTGGGGCACCTGTTTGGAACTGTTGGAAAAGGAACGCGAGGACGCCGAACAGGCCGAGCAAGAGGCAAAGGAGGCGAGACGATGAAAAGCGCGATTCTTGCCATTCGCATTATCGGTGACGCCACCAGCGCCGTGGCCGCTATGGACAAGGCCCAGCGCGCAAGCATGTCCTTCAAGGACAAAGTGGGCAAGGCCAGCGTGGCGGCAAGCGCCGCTTTGGCCGCCATCGGCGCGGGCGCCGCGACCTGTGCCAAGGCCGCCGGCGACTTGCAACAGTCGGTTGGCGGCGTCGAAACCGTGTTCGGCGACTCCAGCAAACAGATGCTGGCATGGAGCAAGAACGCGGCCAAGAGCGTGGGCCTAAGCCAGAACGAATACAATCAGTTCGCCACGCTGGTGGGCAGCCAGCTACAGAACTTCGGCATGTCCGCGGAACAGTCGGCAAGCAAGACAAACGAACTGATCGGCTTGGGCGCTGATCTGTCCAGCATGTTCGGCGGCACCACGGCCGACGCCGTGGACGCGCTGTCATCGGCGCTCAAGGGCGAAATGGACCCCATAGAGAAGTACGGCATCAGCCTGAACGACGCCACACTACAGGCCCAGGCCGCTTCCATGGGATTGGGCGACCTGTACAAGTCGGGCGACCGCAACGCCAAAATGCAAGCCACGCTTGCCGCCATCACCGCCCAGAGCGGCAAGGCCGTGGGCAACTTCGCGCGCGAGGCAGACACCGCGCAAGGCCAGCAACAGCGCATGAACGCCGCCTTCGAGAACGCCAAGGCACAGTTGGGCGAAGCCCTGTTGCCGTTCCTCACCCAGATGGCCGAGAAACTCGCCAGCGTCGCCACATGGATACAGGCGAACACGTCGTGGCTTGGCCCGCTGGTGGGCGTGATCGCGGCCGTGGCCGCCGTCATAGTCACGCTTAACGCCGCCATGACCGCGTACAGCGTCGTGGCCGCCATCGTTGCCGCAGCACAAGGCGCCGTCAACCTGGCGTTTCTGCCGGTGGTGGCCGTGATTCTGGCCATCGTGGCCGCTATCGCCGTGCTGGCGGCGAACTGGGACAACGTGAAGAAAGCCGCCGGCATTGCCGCCGACTGGATACACGAGAAATGGGACGCCCTGTGTTCGTGGCTCAAGTCGGCATGGTCTTCAATCGGTTCGTTTTTCAGTGGCATAGGCGAGGGCATCAAGAACGCCTTCGCCGGGCCTATCAATTGGATAGCAAGCAAGTTCGAGTGGCTGGCCGACAAGGTGCGCGGCGTGTTCGACTGGATTGGCGGCGCATGGAACAAGGTAAGCGGGTGGGTGTCCGGCCTTTTCGGCGCGAAGAAGTCCGTCGCTTCGGCTTCCGCGTCCTATATGGCCCAGCCCATGCGCGTCTACTCGGCTTCGCGCACCATCGACCCGACGGCCACAGCCACGGCAACGCCGTTACGCGCACGCGCTTCGGCACCCAGCCTGTTCGCCACCACGGCACCGGCCGGCGTGGCCGGAGCGACGCGGCCGGCCAACGTGACCGTGAACATAAGCGTGGACGCGCACGGCAACCTTGACAACGACAAGGTGGCCGGCGAGATCGTGGCGAGCCTTGACCGTTGGGCCAAGGTGCGAGGAAGGGAGTTGGCGTTATGAGCGCCGTGAGCAAATGGGGCAACCCGCTGCCGGAGGGCTGCCACATCTTCCTTGACCTTCGCCAACTGCCCGAGGCACAGGACGGCAGCGACGATCTGGTGCCCTTGTCTCCGTTCGCAATCGAGTGGGGCGTTGATAACCCGTGGGACGAAACCAACCCGGCCGTGCTGAACATCACCTTGATAGATCAGGCCGGCCGTTATTCCAAGAGCGCGAACGGGCTTATGGGCCACCGGCTCACCGTCCGTCCGGCGTGGGAGCTACAGGGCACATACAACGAAAGCCCCTTGTGCTTCGCCCTGTTCGACGGATACGTGACCGACGTGCAGATGCTCGACCACGACGGCGGCCGCAATCGTATCAAGCTCACCGCCTCAGACCGTATCTACATCCTTCGCACCGACTGCCGCAAGGGGCCTAACGACGGCACCGACGCACAGGCCGCGCGCGGCTACCAATGGTGGCTACAGGGCAGCATGCACGACACGCTGAAACGATGGCTGAACTTCGACGGCATCCCCGCCAACGACTTCACCTACAGCACGTTTTCGACGCCGCCGAAGGCCAGCGAACGGCACAGTTTCATGGACTTCTGCGAACGCAAGGTAACGCGCCAGATCGACGGCAAATACAACTTCGAGGTAGACCGCCTGTTTTTCATGGCCTATCAGGATGCGCGCGCCGACCAAGTGCCCCAATTCCGGGACATGCGAGCCTATTGGGACACCGATATTATTCTCACCGGCCCCACCATCGTGCTTGGCGACTACGGCACCAACCTTAACGACGACTACCGCACCCCGGCAGCGTCCCGCATCATCATCGACGCCGACCCAACGTTGGAAAGCGCCGCCGACTACTACACGCAAGTCGAAATGAAATACGCGCACCGTGGTCTGACGAACCCCGGCGCGACCGCTGCCGAACAGGCACAGGCCGCCACCATGTATGAGTTCAATTACGATGGCAGCCGAGTGGCCCAGATATCCACGCAGACCCGCAACGGCGAAACCTGTCTGAGCATCGAGGCCGACTGGACGGAATACCCCACCAATCCGGCCAGCAGCGCCGCAAGCATCGACATGTCCCGCGCTGTGAACGCGATAGCCGAGAACAACAACCGCGTGCGCTTGCCAGAACTCACGTTCCGGGGCGACAAGATGGAGCAACGCCACCTATACTGCCGGCCCGACGTGTATTTGTTCCCCGGAAGCCGGTTCGACGCCACCGCGCCGGCCACCACCGGCGCATGGTGCGCGATAGGCGGCACTCTCACATACGACGTGACCGGAAAAAAGAGCCGGTGGACGCACCGCGTGCATGTCTGGCCCGCACGCAACCTGAAAACCGGCAAACCGACGTGCGCCGACATGAAGAAACTCACATCGACGGCCACGTTCAAAGAAGCCGACTGGATTCTGGGCGCGCTTCGGCACGTCACCAAGACCGGTACGGCCCCGGCGGCGGCCGCAAGCAAGGCAATGGCAATCAGCAAGGAAGGAACACACTATGGAGACGACGAAGCGTTACCGTCTTCCCTATCCCAGTGACGGCGACCAAGTGCGCGAACTGCCGGACATCATCAGGCAACAGGCCGAAGGCATCGACGAGGCGTTGGCCGGTTTCGACTACGACGGCACCGATCCCAACACGCTCACCGCCAGAGTGGCAGCGCTCGAAAGGCAGTTGGACGCCATCAGGGGCAACACCGTGGTGCTGTACAACAACGACAACACGCCATTCGCCGGCGCAATCGCCCTGTCCGAAAGCGCCGCGAACTTCGAGCGCCTGACGATCTGTTTCCGAAGCAACGATAACGTGTTCGGCAGCATGGACGTGGTAAAGCCAGACGGAAAGATAATCAGCCTCACAACGTCATTCTTTGCCTCCGCCACGGCTTTCTACCTTAAGAATAGGTGCTACAAAATCACCGGCAAGACCATCAACACCTACGCCGCCCAGGGCAACGCCTACCAGACCGGCGAAGCGAACGTGTGCGGCAGCAATAACGGCCGATTGGCAGACCTGATCGTCATCACCCAGGTGTTGGGCACTCGAAAGAACTCGATCATATGAGCGAGGGCGTGATTATCGCTCTGGTTGGCATGGGCGGCACCATCGGCGGGGCCGTCGTGTCCCAGTTGTTCAGCGCGACCAAAAACAGACTTGAAGCGTACAGGTTGGCGCAGGAGATGCAAGCCGACAACCAACGCCTGTGGCAATGGAACCGCGCGCTGGTTGACCACATCTACAAGGGCCTAGGCCCGCCGCCGCCGGAACCGCCGGACGACCTGTTCAACCACGACTAACCAACCATCAATCGAAAGGAGACAAGAGTGTGAGCGACATCAAATGGGTGGGCAGCCCGAACCACTACAACGGGCGCAACGGCTACGCCATAAGCCACATCACCTTGCACATCATGGTCGGCTATCTGACCGGCACCGACAGCGTTTTCCAACGCGCCGGAGGCGCTTCGGCCCACTACGGCATCGGCGGCCACGGCGAGATTCACCAGTACGTGAGCGAGAGCGACGGCAGTTGGAGCGACGCGAACTACGCGAGCAACAACAGCACCGTGAGCATCGAACACGAAGGCGGCATGGCCGGCGTGCCTTGCACGCGCGCGTGCATGGACGCTTCGGCCCGCCTGTGCGCCGAGATCGCGCGCCGCCAAGGCTGGGGCCGCCTGTGGCACGACGGGCGCAACGGCAACGTGTGGCTGCACCGGGAGATACCCGGCACCGACCACTACGGGTGCCCAGACAAGGCCGTGAACGGCCTCGACGTCAACTATGTAATCAACAAAGCCAACGAGATATTGGGAGGCAACGACATGACAAACGCAAGCGACGTCTGGAACTACGGAATCGGCGCCGAGGGCACCCCCGGCAAGGACAATCAACCCGCTTGGGTGCGCCTGAGCTGGATGCACAAGGACACCGCGCGCCTATATGCGCTGCTGAGCCGCACCGACGACGGCGGCACCAAGGACGGCAGCAAAGGCGACATCTACACGCGCGTATGCTACATCGACAAGCGCGTGCGCGAAATGAGCGCCACCGTCACCGCCCAAGCCGCCGCAATCGAGGCGCTAAGCAAGGCGCTTGGAGCCAACCCGGCCGACATCGCGGCCACCGTGGAAAAGGCCGTTAAAGCCAAACTGGACGCCTTGGACATCACCGTAACCGCCACCAGCAAGAAGGAAGAGTAACCCATGACCAGCAACGAACCCCAGCACGCCGCCGACACCGGCTACAAGCCGGTGTTCAACGACACCGTGCGAACCATCGTCTATGTACTCGGACTTGTGGCCGTGGCCGTCGGTTTCGGCTTCACCAAGTTCGGTGACCCGGCAGTGGGTGACTACATCACCACCGTTGGCGGCCTGATCGCGGCCGGCATGGGCGTGGCCTACAATCCAATCCGCATGTCTGGCAAACAGGTCTAGGCACCGAGCATCACGGCGGCCATGCCCGCACGCAACCTCGCGTCGGGCATGGCAACGTAGATTTGCGTCGTCTCGACCGACGCATGGCCCAGCAGCCTTGCCACCAGATACAAGTCATGCGTGGCCGCGTATGTCGCCGTGGCGTACCGGTGGCGGAGGCTGTGCGCGCCGTACCCTTCTGGCAGCAGACGGCTTATATGCTTGCCCACGTAGCTTTCCTCGACATGGCCTTGCCACCGGCCTGGGAACAGCCAACCGCCGCACGACTCTATGGCTTCGGCCAGATCGTCGGGCAACGGTACTATGCGCTGTTTATCGCCCTTGCCGCGCACTATCAGCGACTTGCCCAGCAGATCGTCCATGACATCCCGCGAGTTCACGCCCGCTATCTCACCGCGCCGTAAACCACACTCGGCCGCAAGCCTCAGCATCAGCGTTTCGGTTTCGTTCGCCTTCGCCAGCGCCGCAAGAATATGCTTGTCGGGGCATGGGCGCGGGTGCGCCTTCGGACGCTTGACCTTAGGCAAATCGGCTGCCGGATTGTCCGGTCTTGCGCCGGTTCGCTGCAAACGGCAGAAAAACGACGTTAGCGTGTTCCTGTACGCCTTCAGCGTTTCCGGCTTCCAATGCTGGCCGGCCATCCAAGACACCAGATCGCCGGTGGTGACGTCAACGGGCGAGCTGCCCAAACCTATGGCCGCGTGCGTGAGCTTGTAGCGCCGGCACCGCACCGTGTCTTCGCTGTACCCACTAGCAATCAGGGACTTCACCCAGTCCTCTACGCTCACTCGCCACTCAGGTGGCGGCTGCAACTTTTTAGCGTTCATGGCACACCATCGTGCCTTACGCCGCTAGGATTAATGATAATCGGCTCAGGCCGGCATGGATTTGGACCATGGGCCGGGGCGTAGCCCCAGAGGTCCATGGTTCAAATCCATGCCCCGCTACTGATGAAAGCTAGGAATTGCAACAATTCCTAGCCTTTTTGTTTTCCCGTCAAATCTCACCAAAACCAATTTCCGGACAAAATCTCGACAAA